ATCTATAGGTTATGTGGTGGACGGTAATGAATTTGTAAGATACTACGACACAGTATCAAATGACTTTGGATATATAGACGAATGGGTGGATAGTAGAGGGACTAAAATACTAGATTGGAAAGGTAAGTTGAGGTCTGTTTGGTCAAAGAAGGCTAAGAAGCTAAAAACGTTTACTGACGCACCAGAAGGATTCGAGATGTTTCATATCCTTAATGAAAAAGGTGATGTTATACAACCTACAGGATGGAGGAATGGAAAACCATATAATAAAGATATGGTGAATGATGTACTATTAAAAAATCATTTCAATAAAATAAATCAATCATAAAATGAAAAATAAAAAACTATACTTTCAAAAAGATGATGAGTATTGCTACAATTTAGAATACCACTTGCAGTATATGAAAGAAAATAATATCCAAGAAATGGATGTATATCTAGCAAAAAGTGAAGTAAGAAGCGATCAATTTTTTTGTAAGCATTTTCTACAATCTGGTGAACGTGGAGAATGCGGTAAAGAATGTCAATCATACAGTCCAAGAAATGGAGTAAGTGGAATTTGTAAGCACTTCGGATACACTTATGAAAAAACAGATAAAAAATTCACATTGAGTTTTTAAAGGCTACAAAATAACCCCTATTCCGTTACAAAAAATGAAACATTTACCCCTTATTCTATAACAATAACAATCATAACAATGACTAACTACAAAGAAATAGCTAAAAAATACCTCTCTTTAGATTTAAACCCTATCTCTATTACACAAGGAACTAAGAACCCAGACAAGGGTTTCACTCAATTCACAAAAGAAAAAACAACAGAAGAAAAGATTAACGTTTTTGATTTTAAAGCTATAGCTATTTCTACAGGTTATATATCTAAAAATTTAGAAGTAATAGATTTAGACATTTATAAATCGAAAGATAAAAAATCGTTCATCAAAGATTTTAAATCCCGATTACCAAAGAAATTATTAAAGAAGTTAGTAATTCAAAAAACATCTAGCGGAGGTTATCATCTAATGTACAGATGTTTGAATATATCGGCATCAAAACATTTAGCTAGAAATTCTGATGGTCAGGCTATTATAGAAACACGAGGGGAAGGAGGATATGTTATAGTATCCCCATCATACGGTTATGAAATAGTACAAGGTAGTTTAGAAAACATTCCTTACATCACAGAAGAAGAAAGGTTTGAGTTATTTTTAGAATCACAAAAGTTAGATCAATGTATTATAAAAGATACTAAAAAAAGATTCTCTAAATCAGAATTGATAGCGTTTAATAAGTTTCCAACTTACAACAACGATCCTCAAATAGCTATCGAGCTACTAGAAAAACATGGATGGAAAAAACTAAATCGTGAAGATCCTCAATGGATTAGCTTTACTAGACCTAACACAAAGTCAGGAGATAACCACGCAGGTTACCATAAAGAAGGGCTATTTTTAAATGTGTTTAGTACCTCTCAATCTACATTTGAAACAGGTAGACCTTATAATAACCACGCAATATATGCAGAGTTAGAACACGAAGGTAATTACCCAAAAGCGTATGCTAAACTCTATGAAATGGGTTATGGTGTAGATATTGAGGAATTACCAGAGGAAGAATCAGAAAAAAAAGAATGGAAATCAGATGTAGAAACACTATCGTTTTTATCTGATGAACTAGAAGAAAACAAATACCTAGATCAAGCTAGACTAAATAATATCCCACAAGGACTTACTTGGGGGTTTAGAGAACTAGATAAATACTTTAGAGCCAAACCAAACTCTTTAAATATGGGGATAGGTTACGACAACATAGGTAAATCTATATTCACTTTGACCATGGCTCAATCAACTAATATTCTTCATGGATGGAGGTGGGGAATGATGATGCCCGAAAACAGAAACCAACTCAACAGAAGGAGGTTGATAGAAGTTGAAACAGGTAGAGACATCACATATTTTAAAGATAAACCAGACCTACTTAAAAAATATATTGATAGATCTAGAGATAATTTTAAGATCATAGCGAATAAGAAACACTATACGGTAAAAGAAGTTATCGAAATAGGAAGGAAATTATATGAGATATATGGTATAAACGCTTTATTAGTAGATCCTTATAACTTCTTCAAGGTTACTTCACCAAACTCTCACGCTCATAATAACGAAATATTATCTGAACTAAGAGTATTCACTGAAAAATATTGTTCTGTTTATTTAATAGGTCATCCCGGGACACAAGCATCAAGACAACCTAATAACAATGAAGGGTTTAAAAAAGCACCTAGTAAATATGATGTTCAGGGGGGTGCAGATTTTCCATATAGAGTAGATGACTTCTTCATCATGCATAGAATCATAAATCATCCAGAAAGAAGTGTCAGAACACAAATGCAAATAAAGATGGAGAAAATAAAAGAGAGGGAGACAGGTGGTAATGTACACGTAGATGGAGACTACACTGCTTTAACTTACGAAACAAGGGAAGGGTTTAGAGGTTATTTTGACGAAAATGGAGATAACCCTATGTATCGTGCTAAGGTAGCAAAACTAGATGTTTCGAAAGAATTAGTACAGATAAAAAAAATGAAACCAGAGGACGTTTTTTAGAAAAAAACATTGTATATTTGAACAAATAAATAAAATTTAAACATGAGATTAAAAGAAAGAATACCTATTGTATTAGAACAATTTAGAAAACCAGAAGTTAGGATGGCGTTTTACGAGGATTGTAATCAATCGAACTTACGGAGTAAGATTTTATTTTGTGGTTCTGAGTTTCTAACATATTTTGAAGAGGAAGAGATAGAAAAGTTTTGGTTAAATCATCCAGACTTAAGATTAACACAAGTACTACTGTATTTTAACATATTCGAAAACAAACTTGGATTTTGGTTTCATAAAGAAGAAACAGAATGGTTGATAGAAAAAGGATTTATTGAACCTAGAGATATTTATTTTTGGGGGGTAAATTATGACAAAAACATGAATAAGTTACCCGAAACAAAATATACATTAATAAAAGACTTAGAGACAGACCATATTGAAAATATTCTAAATAATGGTTATGTTGAAGGTCTCCTATCACTAAAAAAACTTTTCAAAGAAGAGTTAGAATATAGAAAAAGTTCTGAACCAAAAACTACAACAGATTATAAATTTAAGATAGGAGATAAGGTAGAAAAAATTAACGGTTATGCGTTTGTAGGAGAGGTAGTTTCTGTATTTACCAACTCACAAGGAGACGTGAGACTGGTTGTAGAACACGAAAGAAGCCAAAGAGAAAATAGTGCTGGTATGCTACATATATTTAACGAAAAACAATTGGAGAAGGTATAAAAATTTAGTAACTAAGCACTTAAATTGTTACTGGATTTGAACTTATATTCATTACCTTTACGCTCAATCTAAAAAACAAAACCATGCCAGATATTTTTAAAAAAAGAACCAACTACAAACCTTTCGAGTACCCAGAAATCAGTAAGTTTACCGATATGATCAACAAATCTTTTTGGGTACATTCTGAACTAGATTTTACAGCAGACATTCAAGATTTTCATGCTCATTTAGAACCACACGAGAAAGAAGCCATCAAAAGAAGTTTACTACCTATCGCACAAATAGAAGTAGCAGTAAAGTCTTTTTGGGGAGATCTATATAAACACCTCCCAAAGCCTGAATTTAATGGACTAGGGAGTACTTTTGCAGAGTGTCATGTAGAAGGAACAGAAATACTAACACCAGAAGGATGGTTAGATTTTAGAGATTTAAAACAAGGAGATCGCGTTATTCAATATGATACTAAAACTTGTGAGTATAGCACAGTAGTTCCATCAAATATAGTTAATGAGAAATACACAGGTACTATCTACAAAATAGATAACGGTAGTAACTTTGCAATGTTAACTCCAAATCACCGAATAATATATAAAACCCTACATGGTATAATCAGAGAACGTAAAATCAAAGACATAAAGAGTCTAACAAGCTCTATGAAGTTACCATATATCGGTAGAAAAACAGGAGAAGTAGATAATCTTTCTGATTTGGATAGGTTGAAGATAGCTATCCAAGCAGATGGATGTGAAAGATTCTGGAGAAATAAAAAAGGTACAAGAATTAATAGAGGACTTAGTACAGGTTGTAACACATACGAACTAACTTTCAAAAAAGAAAAGAAAATAGAAAGGTTAAGAGAGTTACTAAAAAACACAGGTGTTACATATAGAGAATACAATATATCAGAAAAAGAACTTACCAGATTTGAAGTAGATATGCCTAAATCCGACTACTCTCACAAGTCTTTTGAGTGGGTAGATTTAGAAAATAAATCTCATGTTTGGTGTAATGAATTTATTGAAGAACTCTTGAAATGGGATGGACATAATCTTATAGGTAAACATAATAATAAAACTTGTACAGGTTCTTATTCTACCACAAGTAAAGAAAACGCAGATATTGTTCAAGCTATTGGTATGTTCGCAGCATACAGATCGAATCTAACAGTACACGAAGACAAAAGAAAAGAGACTTATAATGATATTTATAAAGTTAATTTTTTAAAACGAGATAATTTTTCATCTACCGTATCTGACATAACCGAAGAGCAATATGAAGGAACTATTCATTGTGTAACCGTTCCCACAGGTTGTATAGTTACAAGGTTGAATAACAAAGTTTTAATATCTGGTAATTGTGAATTTCGTCATTCAGAAGCATACTCACAATTATTATCTGTATTGGGTTACGATGACGAATTTAGAAACTTGGTGGAAGAGCCTGTTATTAAAAAAAGAATAGAGTATTTAAACAAGGCATTACAGCACAGTAATTCCGATGATCCTAAAAAATATGTGTTTTCACTGATTCTGTTCTCTATTTTGATTGAGAATGTTTCACTTTTTAGCCAGTTCGGTATTGTACTATCATTTACTCGTTTCAAAGGTTATATGAAAAACGTGAGCAACATCATTGCTTGGACTTCAGTAGATGAGCAAGTGCATGCCAATGCGGGCATCTACATCATCAACCAAATAAAGAATGAAAATCCTGATTTTTTTGATGAAAACATCAAACAAGAAATTTCTAACCTTATAGAGTACTCCATTTCTGTGGAATCAGAAATCTTGGATTGGATCTTTGAAAAAGGGGAAATTGAATGTATTAGTAAAAAAGACTTAGTAAATTTTATGAAGTTTAGAGCAGATGAGAGTTTAACTAATATAGGATTAGACAAAATATTTAATATTACTTCGGAAGAATATAAACCTATGCAATGGTTTGAAGAAGAGGTGTTTGCTAATTCCCTTGATGACTTTTTTGCTAAGAGACCTGTGGAGTACACAAAACACGACAAAAGTATTACTGCAAACGATTTATTCTAAAATCAAATAAAATAAAAAATATGAAAAAGTTATGGTGGTTTAATGACGAAAGTGAGCAAATGCTTAATCGTGGTTACTTACTAAATGGAGAAACAGTACAAGGTGCAATAGAGCGAGTAGCTACAGCAGCATCTAAAAGATTATTCAAACCCGAACTAAAAGACTCATTCATCGAGCTAATAGAAAACGGTTGGATGAGTTTAAGTTCACCTGTTTGGGCAAACATGGGAACAGAAAGAGGATTACCTATCTCCTGTTTTAATGTTCATGTTCCTGACACAATAGAAGGGATTACACACAAGCTCGGCGAGGTAATCATGCAAACTAAGATCGGAGGGGGAACCTCAGGATATTTTGGAGAGTTAAGAGGTAGAGGAACTACAGTAACCGATAATGGTAGAAGTAGTGGAGCTGTTTCCTTTATGAAACTTTTTGATACTACTATGGATACCATCTCGCAAGGTGGCGTGAGAAGAGGTGCCTTTGCGGCGTATTTAGATATAGATCACCCAGATATTTTAGAGTTTTTAACTATAAAAGACATAGGTAGTAAATTACAAAATTTATTCTTTGGTGTTTGTATTCCAGATTATTGGATGAAAGAAATGATCGATGGGGATAACAACAAAAGAGAGGTTTGGGCAAAGGTACTCGAAAGCAGACAAGAAAAGGGCTTACCTTATATCTTTTTTACAGATAATGTGAATAAGAATAAACCACAAGTATATAAAGATGAATCAATGTCTATAAATGCTAGTAACCTTTGTTCAGAAATATGTTTACCCTCAAACGAACAAGAATCTTTTGTTTGTTGTTTATCATCAATGAATTTGGAATTATATGACGAATGGAAGGACACAGATGCTGTAAAAACCGCCACTTATTTTTTAGATGCGGTAATGCAAGAGTTTATTAATAAAACCAAAAACAATCACTATCTTCAATCCGCTCATA